GTTTCTCATTAGTCCAGCCTTTCCTGAACTCTTTAATTTCCTCACCAGTAACTGGAGAAACATAAGAAAGTTTATTACCTACTTTAGTAAGTATTTCTTTTGCTTCTAACATTTCTACCATACCACTGTAAGGGTCCATTCCTGTTTCGTATGGAATCTTAATCTGTACGCCTTCAAAAGGTTTACTGTATCTTGATTTCACTACTTTACAAGCGGCTCTTATACCTTGTACTGTAGAAACTTTATTACCATCCTCATCTTCTTTGAGTTTAAGTTTTTTAATTGCTACTACAATACTTGACGCATATATAAAACCTTGTCCTCCACTGATTTTATCATCAGGGTCAAACATGTCTTGCGATGCGTATGTGTGGTTTGTTGCTACTATTCCAATTGGATATGGTGCTATTTGGTTTACGGTGTTTCTAACTAAAGACGCTAATGCCTTTGGCTTTCTACCCATATCACCTTTCATGTCACCTTTCTCAAATTGTGCTACGTCAGTTGGTGTTAATAACATTCCCAAACTATCTACTACAAATAATAACTTAGGCATATCATCATAGTCCATATCGCCATAGTTATTTTTATAGTCTTTCATAAATTCACTCAGTGCTTTCGCTACATCATCAACCATTGAAACACTAATCTTTAATAGTTTTTCTGGGCTTGTGTCTACATCTAGTGCCTGTAACCATTGCTCGTCTAATGCATTTTCAGAGTCAAATAAAACTACCTGACATCCTTTATCTTGTGCATTTTTTACAATGTTTCCAGAACATATAAATGATTTACCAGAACCTGATTCACCTGCAAACACACTTACTTTACCTAATGGAATACCTCCATTGAAGTCTCCACTTATTAAGTAATCAAGTGTTTTGTTACCAGTGCTGACCCAATCTCTAGGATCATGGAATCCAGCACTAATACCTGTTATGCTTTTGGTCAGTCCAGTTCTGAACTTTGTTAAGTCAAAAGGTTTTTGCATGTTATCTCCTTAACTGGATTGTCTGTTTCTGATCATGTTAAGAATATCATCTGCTGACTTCTTACCGCCTTCTGCTGGTGCAGTTGCTACTGGTTCAGCCACTGGTGCTGTTGCAGTCTCTACTACTGGTGCAGTTACTTCTGCTACTGCTGGTGCTGGTGCCGTTACAGGTGCCACACTCTCTGTTGCAGTTGCTGGTACAGTTTGAGCTGGAGCCACAGTTGCCTGTGTTTGTGTTCCAACATCAAGTCCATAGGGTTTGTAAAATTGTCCCCATTTTGCAGGATCATATAACTCACCATTTACACTTGCTTCAAACATTTCTGCAATAGCCTGTACACCTTCTGGTGTTGGCTTTGAAGGAAGGAAGTCATTTAAGTTGTGTAAACCATGTGTATCAATAGATGCTAAGTTTTCTTCTGTTAGAGCAGTTTCTTTTCTTGCCCATTTAGAAGTACTGTAATCTGCATACTGTCCTTTTGTTGTTTTAGCCAATCTAAAATCAGTACCTGCTACATAGTCTGTTGGAAGGTTTTCCATATCAGGGTCCATGAGTGCTGATTTTATAATGTTAAATATTTGTGGTCCAATCACAAAACGTCTTACTGGATTTTCTGGAGCCTCTTCATTTAAAGGATTTTCATTAACAAATCCTTGGAAGATGTAACTTCTTTTTTTCCAATATTTACGTCCCATATCCTCTAATGAAGGATCTTTAAACCAAGGTCTTACCTCAGTTAGTACTGGACATGTTTCACCAGAGAACATTTCCATACAAGGAACTTGTACTGTTGTTGGCTTTTGATCGCCTCCAACAATTCCTGGGAATGTTAATCTGATCATTTGTCGTTCTACCCAAAAGAACGTGTTGTTTGGATCTGAGTCAGGTAAGAACCTTAAAACGGTACTTGTTCCTTCATCGATGTTCCAAAAGGGGTATATTGCTTTATCGCCTTGAGCTGGGGAACTACTGCCTGGTTTGGATTCCATTGATTGTAGTTTAGCTCTTATTTCTTGTAATGATGCCATGTTTGTCTCCTGTTATGCCATGTTTCGTCGTACCTTCTGTGTTTGGGGTACAACTGTTTTATTATTATAATGCCTTGATGCAAAAAAGTCAAGTACT